ATAATAGAACCGCCGAGCGTTCCTACAAGCGACAAAATCGCCACAACAACCGTACTTTCCATAGTCAGTACCCCCTTATCAGTTATTTTCTAATTTTTCTACTCTTTCAAACAGGTCTTTTATCGTATTAAATATATCACTCCTTCCTATACAAATCGGCTTTCCGTCTATATAGATATATTCCGCTATATCTCCGTCTTCTGCCACTATATATACGGTTCTTTCGTCATCACTTTCATTTCCCGATTTTGATGTTATGCTTATATTGTCAATCCCCATTTCAACGCTATTTACATAAGAATAAATCTCAAGTCCCGTAACCTTACTTGCAGACTTATCATAAAAATCAATCTCACCGCTTAATTTTGCTGATTCATTATTGTTTGTAATGCAATATGATACCGTTTTTGACTCGTAATTGACTTCTATTCGACTATGAACCCAACAGTTAAAAAAGTTGTCTTTCCACGTCAAGTCACTGTTTATGTAATAATACTTTCCGTCTTTTGTGCCTTGCGAAAAAACAACTCCCGTACTGTCATACGAACCTCTGCTTGATTCTCCCGGACGCTGTGCCAAATCAGACAGTCCTATATACCAGCGGTCGGTATTTATTTTCGTATCAAACTCAATTATCAGTTCTTTTGCATTTGCCGTATATTTTGAAAAGTCCAGATAAGCAAAAGCATACATATTTGCAGCATTTGAACCGGTTACAATTTTTTGATACTTGTTGCCGTCACTTTCTTCCGCAACCGAAACGGTACATCGATTTATCGCATTAAATTTTGAAACACCGTCTGAAAATCCAAATTCAGCAGACATTGACGGCAGTACGCCTACAACTTTTTTCTTCAGATACCCTTCTGTTTCAAGCATAGCCACATCAGCCTTGCCGTTCCAATTTTGCTTGTCACCGGCAGTAACGTGAGTTTCATCACTGCTGATATGGTTATTCACTATATCCTCAAGTGAATCTAAATCTTCGCCTTTTGCCAATCGTATATCTTTCGGCATATTTTATCACCCCACGCTATTCCTTTACAAAATGATCTTTAGGGTTATAATAAATATAATTGTTATCCGTACTCCAATCATTCCAAGAAAGCTTATTCACAATACCGCTACTGATACTCCATAAATATCTATGGCGTCCGTATACCGTTCCATCCGGATAGATTACAGCCTGAACATTATATATCTCACTTTCGTCACCGGATTCGGCAGCCCACGACACTAAAAATACGGGTGCATTCGATTTATTCGGCAGTTGAGCGTTATTTCCGACCTGCACTATATCAGTCTTATATGTACCGTTTTGATACTGACTGTATGTAATTCCGAAACTGTCAATATTACTGCAAGTGCTGATATTATCTTTATCAAACAACAGCATAGCATAAGTGCTGTCCAATGTTGAAGATACCAGTTCGGAGATTTTTTTGTCCACTGCCTGCACCAAGTTCTGTACAAATGCGGTTGTTGCTATTCTCGTTGAAATATCAGATGACGGCGGAGTCGGAGATTTCGGTGTACCCGTGAAATTCGGTGAATTTTTGTCCGCCTTGCCTGACAATGCTGTCTGTATGCCTTTTATCAGTCCCTGCACAAAAGCTGTAGTAGCAATCTGCGTAGAATTTGTACTGCCTGACGCAGTCGGTGCAGTTGGTGCTCCAGTAAAACTCGGTGAATTTTTATCTGCCTTAGCAGACTCCAAAGTTTTAATAAGTGCGTCGATATTTGTAAAATTCTCATTGAGCACCTCTACATCAATAGTGTCGGACGGTGCCGGCAGTTTAAAATTATGATTGGATGTGTACTTCATTTTTCACGCCTCCTTATAAAAAATGTGCATATGGCTTATTATCTTTAAATACCACATATGCGTTTGCTCCGTTTTCTCTTAAATATACCTCATTGTTTTCTACATACAGCCACGTTCTGCCGTCATAATCTTTAACACCTCCCCATGTAAATATTTTTGCATTGCCCCATGTCCCGAGTTTTTTCTGTACTTCGCTCCAAGTATTGCTTTGAAACTCATAATTCACTTGAAGATGTGCGGGCTTAACCTCATCCACCGCTGATTTTATCTGTTCAAAATTATACGGCACTCCTTTACGTCCGCTGAATTTAACAGCTACTGTATAATTTTTATAATCCTCGGTTATTGTACAGCCTGTCCTGTCATACATTAAAATAAGCTGTTCAAGTTCCGATTTTGTCAGAAGATTATTTCCTTGCAGTCTTGCAATTACTCTCGCTCTCTTAGTTTCATTATCTGCCGTAATTTCAGACAGCCCCACGTCTTTTTCATGCAGCAGAAAACTATCTGTGGTAGTAATAAACAAACGCTTATCTTCATCAGAAATATCTTCCGAAACTTTATCAAGTATTGTTTGAACAACACTGTAAAAGTCCCTTACCGTCTTTGATTTTCTATAGTAATTCGGAAGTCTGTCAATCATTTCAACACCACGCTTTCAAGCACAGGTACCGCTCCGTCCGCTATTTTGATATTTTCTGTTCCGCTGTTGACCTTTAAATCCGTATAATCCTCAACACCCGATATTGATAATATAAGGCTGCCGATTTTGGCATACGATATATATTCCTTTTTTATTGCCTCTCCCGACAAATAGTCTTTTAATACATTTTCAACTGTTGTCTGTATATCTGATGTATTATCAGCTGTCAGCCTAACTGATATATTTATCA